GTATGGATATGAAATGTCTTGCAATACAATATATGATTGCAGACTTACCACTTGCAGTTGGTGATACTAGTAATTGTCTTCTATACTTAATACCCCTAGATATTGCTTCTACTTGGTAGTCTCTTAATGGGAATCCCATATTTAAGTTATCAGTAAAGTCTGGAGTTTCTAAATCAGTTTCCCACTGATACCCTTCAATCTTGTACTCTCTATCTTTTGCAAATTGTTCTAATGCATAATATAATCCAAGGTACAACTTTCCTGTAGTTTGTGCAAACAATCTTATGTTCCCATCCCAATATTTGTTTTTAACAGAGGGCATGAACTTTGCGCCAGGCACTGGAAAAGTAAAGTAATCAGACAACTCTCTTTTGATAGACTCTTCTGCATCTATCTGTATGTGAGTATTGTCAACTTTGGTTATCTGAATGTTGGGCCTGCTATCCATCCTACTAAGGAATGTCTCCTACCTATATTTACTGGTGTTACTCTGTGATACACAAAAGATGGAAATATGATTATACTTCCTTGTTCTCTTGCACTTTGTGGGGCTCTAAAAACTGCTCGTTCTGGGTCATGTAAAGGATTCTTACTATATGGGTCACACCATTCAAAGTGTCCACCTTCATATTCATCTGGGTGTGTAAGGTTTACACTATATGAAAGTTTTCTATATCCACCAACTCTTTCTTCAAAATCTGGGTCATCTTTACAATCATCAGCAGAATATGCTTCAAAGTGTCCATCACAATGCCATTCATAATGTTCATCTGGTGCTTTGTAAATTGTAAACTGATATGTTTCATGATAATTTAAATCAAATTTAAATACATCGGAATTACATTCTCTAACTAAAGGTGTAATATGTTCAAAGATTGTTTTACCATCTGCTAGTTTTGCTTCTCTATCCAACCACCCAACACCAGATTTACGAGTTCTATGGTTTTCTTCTGCTTTATCACTGTTTCCAGTTTGTCCCATGTGTAGTTCTGTTTGTTTTAATCCTATTTCTATGATTTCATTACATACATCTGGTGACAATGCACGAGATAGTGTTAAGCAATGTTCTGGAAGAAATGAGGGCATAATATATTAACCAGCTGGGTTAGTAAACTTCAACCAATCGATTGCATTTTTAATTGATTGGTGTCTCCATGTAATTATATTTAGTATCTCTTTTAGAGCATCTACACACTCTGTAAGATACTCTACTTTTAATTTAAGTTCAGATAGGTCTACATCTGCATTAAAATAGTAGTTATAGTCTTGTTTGATGACTCTATGTCCATCGAAGGGGTCGTAAGACCACCCTAGGTCGTCTATTTCCTCTTTAGATAGTTTATCGGTATACCACAACCACTTCTTCTTTAAAAGGGTGTTATACCTCACCTCATAGGATTTAAGGGATAGTCTCTTTTCGTTTAAGAGTTCTAAGTATTTTGCATGTAAAGAAGGAGTATTTAATGATGCTTTATCTAAATCAATCTGGTCGATTACAGAATCAACCTTCCACATACTTTGTATTTGTTCTAATGTCATACTATAATTATACCACTAAAATGGTATTTGTCCACCTATTTTATGATGTAGATGCTATTTCAAATGTTGTAAAGTTAAAAGATGCAGTACATGTTACATATGAAATACCACCTGCTACAGTAGTGTCCATAGTAATTTCTCCCAATGATGTAGGGAATGCATCTTGTATTCTAATATATCTATTAGGATTGTTTGAGGCAGTAGTTACGACAATAGTCATATCTGAATATAATTCATCATAATTACCACTACCATCATATGGCAGAAGTTCTCTTCTATTTGCACCCACTAGAGTTCTAAACTTATCTGGGTCTGTTCCACCAGTAATACCTTCCATCCATGTATAAAGTTCAGTCCAGTTTTCCATGTTTTCATCTACTATAAAACTAATAGTCATCTCACCAAAATTTAACTTGTCGCCAGGAACTTTTATATTTACACCTAGGTTAGTTGGTTGAATTACTTCTGAAAGAGTTATAGATGGTACATTAACACCAGTCGCAAAGTATTTTGTATTAGGTAATTTCTTAACTAATAATTCGAATTGAGTCGGTGCAAGATAGGATAGGTTGTCTGGAAGACTACCAGCCCATGATGCAGTTGTTATTTGTCTATTTCTTGCCATATTAGTATTTATGCAAATGGGGTCTTACGACCCCAAGAGATTACTTCTCAGTTACAAACTCATTAAGTTGTCTTGCAGTCATAATGATTTCTTCACCAGTGATTTCTCTTAAAGGTAAAGGTTTTTTTTCATTAGGAAACGAGTCGTTGTGTGCATGAATAGCATCAACTTCTCTTTGGTAGTTCTCACGAAGAATACCTTCTGATTGACATAATAAGTCGGCTCTTATCTCATAGCCTGTCTTTTTATCTGACATAATATTGTCCTCTGTCTGTGTGTGTATTGGTCGTCCCATTGACTCCCATAGTTATATTTAGTGCATAAAATGTTTCATATAATTGACAATGTACATTATAAGAAACATTATGACAAAAAAAGGAACTCCGAAGAGTTCCTTTCTTATAAAAGTCTACGACTTTAAGGTTTATAGAATATTTTCTACTTCAACCTTTCTGTAGTAGAAGTTTGAACCAGCAGATGCCAAACCATCACTTGGAGCAGAACCGACAAATGGATTTGAAATCATTCCATATCTAGTTTTGAAACCAATTTTTGGTTGGAAAGTGTTCTCACCAACTGCACGAACCATTTGTAATGGAACATATGGGCAGTAGAAGACACCAGCATCATAAGGGTTTGAACCTCTATAACCGACTGTCATGTAACCTTCGTTACTGTGACCACTTACTGGGTCAAGAGTGTAATATGGGTCAATGTACACTTTGTACTTACCATTTAGAACACCAACGAATGTGTTACCAGCATCATCAACATTTAACTCAGTGTTAAGTGCTGGAGCATAGTCAAGCATTCCTGCCATTGACAATGCAGATGCAACATCAGAAGAACAAAGGATAAAGTTACCTTTTCCTCTTCTTGATTCTCTTGCGATTACATTAGCATCTCTTTCGATTTGGAAGAGCATACCTTTGAACTTTTCAACTGACCATCTACCAGATGAATCGACATCTAAGTCGAATCTACCAGCATTAGCAACACCAGTTTGAGCACCAGCTTTTGCTTGAAGGTTAACAGTTCTTACAACTTCTCTGTTGATTTCAGCTAAGATTTCAGCAGATAAGATATTTGCAAGTTCTGTTTCAGCGTCAAGACCATGAATTGCTTTAAGGTCTTGTGCAAGTTCTATTGTGTACTCAGCTTTAAGAGCTCTTGACTTAGCTGTAACTGTTGCTTTTTCAATTGTGAAAGCCATTGATGCAAATGCGTTTGACGCACTGTCACCTTTTGCTTCACCAGCTGCAGTAGTCATACCAGTACCAGTAGCATAAGCAGCTGCATCACCGAATGGGTCTGTACCTGCTTGTGTTCCCGCACCAGAGAAATCTGTATCGGCTTCGTTAAATAATGCTTCTGACATTGCAAGTCTTGAAGTATTATCGTTATATCTAGCCTTCATACAGAATACTAATCCTGTTGGGCCAGTCATTGGTTGCACACCACAAATATCGTATGCAATTAGGTTTGGAAGAGACCTACGAACTAAAGAAATTAGAATTGGATTCCAATTGTCGATACCTGTTCCACCGACACCGCCACCAGCATTGTTAACTGGTGAGTCTTCGGAAATGTATCCTCTTTCTTCGTTAAAGGCTCTTTCTTGGTTCTCTAGAACCACAGAAGTTACGGCTTTCTTGTAAGGGTCACTGATTTCTGGTAAATCTGGATGACTTAGTACTGGCTGCCACTTCTCTTGTAAAGTTTCTGACATAAACATTTTATGTTTCTCCCTTTATTTAATTTAAAGTGTTAATATTTAAAATTGACTTACTAACTATATTTGTTAGGGTCAACTTTTCCTAATGCGGCAGAATATGCAGCCATACTTGGGTTGAGAACTCTGTTCTCAGTCGAAGTATTTTCATCGCTATCACTAACCACTTCTTCATCTAACTGTAATGTCTCTTTCGAGTCACTAAAGTAAGATTCCTTAATTGTTTTGACATTAGACTCAAAATCTTCATCTTGGTCTAGGTCTTCAATTAGTTTTGTAAGTTTCTCAACTTCACTTTCAGTGAGGTCTTTAGAAACTTGTCCAACCACTTGTGTTCTAACAAGTTCATCTCTTTCTTGAGATAAATCGATGTTTTTAGAAACTTCTTCATTTAGTTTAGCTTCTACTTCTTCGATTTTACTTGCAAGTTCGTCAACAACATCTAATTTGTCGTCTGGAACTTCAACATAATGGTCTTCAAATAATGATTTAAGTCCTTGTATAAAGTTTTCTGTTAACTCAGACTTTAATCCTCTTTCAATTGCAAGTTCGTTATCTTTAACCCACTCTTCTGCAACATAACCTAAGAATGAATCGACCTTACCGACCAACTCTTCTTTGATTTCGTTTGAAGCTTCAACAATCTCGTCTCTCTTTTGAGATTCAAGTTCTTCTTTAACTTCTTTAACTTTTGCAGTAACAGCAGCTTCAAAAACTACTTTTGCTTTATTCTGAAATTCTTCTGAAAGGTCTTCGCCACTGACTAGAGCATCGATATCGTCTGACATATCGTAAGATTCTGATTTCTCATCATCTTCGTCTTCGTCATCACTTTTACCTTTTTTCTTGTCAATTGCTTTTTGAAGAGCTGGTGGAAGTTTACCTTCTTCCATATCTTCATCATCTTCGTCTTCGTCTTCTTCGTCATCTTTCGATGTCTCTAAGATTGCAGATAAAGCTTCCTTTACAACTGTTTCGTCCTCAGATTTGAAATGTTCAGCAATTTTCTTGAGAAGGTCTGCTTTAGATGACTCAGATTTTTCATCTTCGTCTTCGTCTTCATCTTCTTCTCCATCTTTCTTCATCATTTCGCTGACTAAGGACTGGATGTCTTCCTTCTCAAAACCCTTTAAAGTTTCGATGATACTTCTTAAAGCTTCCATTTTAGTCATATCTTCTACAACTAAAGTGTCTGTTGACTCAACTTCTTCCTGTTTAGGAGCAGTTTTATCACCTTGGTCTTTATCACCTTTTCTCTTTCCACTTTTTTTAGTGGAGTCACCAGCTTTATCAACTGATGCTAGAGATTTCTTTACTGGGTCTTTTTCTGGAGTAACAACACCCTTATTAGCAACTGGAGCTGAAGCCTCAGTTACTTCGTCTTGATTTTTTATTTCATCTGACATGTGTATATTCCCCTATGAATAATTATTACTATAATTACAAATTAAGAACGATTTATTTGTTCTTTACAATGTATTTATAACTTTTATAGTTTAGACAAGAAGCTTTTCATAATTTGTAACTTCTTCTCTTCCAAATGGCGTTGTTTGGTTTGTCGAATCTGGTTTTTCCATGATTCAATCTCGATGGCTTTAAATTGTCCACCCTCGTTTATCCACTCAACACCTTCCATAATACCATCTACAAAAGCATCTGGTGCAGAAGGGTCTGCCACGATGTCAGCTGCAGTTGCAAGCATGAAATCGTTCTGGACATATTGTGCATTATTTTTTTGGGTCACTGACCCCATACCCCTACTGGAAACGCCTAGTTTTGCGCCATCGTTCAACAGCCCTTTAACTATATTACCCATTGGAGTGCTCATTATTTTTGCCTTTCCGACAAAGTTATCACCATCTTTCTCTAAAGAAGTAATCAAATGACTAACTCTCTCAAGATTGATGGTAGGGCCATCTGGATGACCCAGTTCCCCATATGCACGATTCTTTTTAATGAATTCTTTATTATATCGATTTACCTCGTTTTCCATGATATCCATGGGGTAAACACGACCATTTCTGTTCTTCATGTTTGTTTGGAGAAATACACCTTCGATGAATGTCTCTTTTTTACCATTCTTTTCTTCTGTGACTAACTCTAGTTCATCTGATTGGTGTTCTGATATTAAAAACATATATTCTCCTATTTCTTCATTACCTTATGTTTCATAAGTAATGCTTTATATTTGGCAGAGGCAGCTTTAAATACTGTTCCTCTTCTCTCGTATTCTTTTCTTTGACTACTTCCTTCTTTACCCATAGGGACAAAGACTCCAGACCATGTACTATCATATTCTTTTTTTGCAGCCATGATTTGTTTTTGTATATTGTCTGGTAAAGCTCTTGCTTTATCCACATCCAACATACCTTCCTCTAGTCTATCACCAATTAAAGACATGTTTGGTTGTCTTCCATTGTCCATTAACTTTGCATTTAATTCTCTGATAGTTTTTTCTAAAGTCATAGTTATCTCTTATATAGTTGCAATCTTTTCTGCAACATCGTTGTAGGTTTGATTACCTTTCAAACCATTTGAAAACCCAAGAGTATCTTCTATCTTAGGTTCACTTAAAACTGAATCCACAAATTCATCAAAATCTTCACCTAGTAAAGAGATTAATTGTTTTGCATTCTTTCTTGCTTCTTTCTCGTTTCTATAAGTTGCAAGTTCTTGTCCATCTACATAAACTTTAAATTTATTAGACTTCTTAGAAATAACGATAGGTACTTTTTTTCCTTTTGCACCCTTCTCCATGTAGGAATCAATTTCTTCTTCCCCACGAGGTAGTTTAAATTTTTTTACTTCATCTAATGTATGAACTAAGTCCTTAAACTTCTTCATTTGCTGGTTGTTCCTGTTTGTTTAACCAATCCAATTGAACATCCAACCTTTTAGTATCGATTGCATCTCTTTGTTTATCAACCATAGACGCACTAAAAGCATTTGATGCTTCAACATTATCACCTGCTTCAATAGAATTTATCATTTTTTTAATATCATCTTTTGCCATAATTTATTTCCTCGTTACATGTCAAAGGAGTCCTCTCCTTCCCCATCTTCGTTTTCTTTTTCTTTGTCGATTTGTCCATCAATCATTTCTATCTCTTCTTCGGATTGTCTAAGAACATTCTTTCTAATCCATTGTTGAGAATAGTATTTACCAACAAACTCATCCAACTCCCTTAATGAAGTTGCTCTTTCTCTTAAGATTTCTGCATCCTTCATCTCTACAAAATGAGAGTCTTTTTGGAAATCGAATCTAATATTCTCTTTCTCAAGTTCCCATTCTTCAACTGACACGATACCTTTCAGTGCCAACTGAGTTCGTAATATATCAAGAAACATACTACTAAACTTCATTCTGAGTCTATCTACAAAACGAGAGAATTTAACCTCATCTCTTGATATCTCAGTCGTCCTACCTAAAGAGAAACCACTTTCAGTTTCTAACCTAGAGATAGGTACATTTAAACTTCTGAACAGTTTTCTTTGGAAGTATATAATATCTTCTATTTCACCTAGGTTCTGACCGCCAGGCAAGGTGGTAATCTCTGTTCCTCTTCCACCCTCTCTTCTTGGTAACCAGAAATCTTCCAACATACTCATATGTTTTCTATCATCTCTGACTTCACCTGTATCTGCATTGTAGACTAGTTTATTCTTATATCTAGTCATAGTATCTGCAAGATACTGTTCTGCTTTTGCCTTCGGAAGGTTACCTACATCAATGTAGAATATTCTTCTTTCTGGAGCTCTTGATATTCTGTAAATAACAAGTGCATCTTCCATCATTCTTAATTGGTTAGCTGCTTTCAATCCTTTGTGCATATAACCGATGATGTTTCGTCTGTTTGCATCCATCATTCCAGATGTAGTATAAACTATTGCATCTGGTGATATCTGCAAGGTCTGACCACCTTGACCAAGTGTAGTATTCTTTTCAAAACCACCTTGGTTGTAAGTATAGTATTCTCGTACTTTATCGATTACTTCTATACCTGCTTTGTTCTTCTTTTTTTCGACTTCCCTAATCTTTTTAATTTGAATAGGGTCAATCATTCGTAGACCTACAACACCCTTTTTAGGTTTTTGTGGGTCAACTAATAAATGGAAGTACATCCTTCCATCTACATACCACTTTCTAAATATATCAGAAGAGGTCTGGTTGAATCTCAAAAGTCTTAAAACCTCTGAGAATTCATCCCTAACCTTGGATTTAATTGAATCTGAAAGCCTAGTTGCATCCATGTTGATACCAACCTGTGCATCTAAGTCATTCGAGGATATTGCTTCTTGGACGATATCGTCAATTGCCATGTCCACTTCTGGAATCAATGACATCTGTCGGTATCTTACGATTAAGTCTTGTTCAGACTTAACCCCACCTTCCATGTCTACGAATGTCCCTTGGGCCATTCCGCCACCTATTTGATAACCACCTTGCCCAACTTCTACAACTTGAGCTCCATCGTCATTTATAGGTGCAACAAAGGTAGGTGCTTGTCCCTCTGCGTCTTTCCTCTTTATTTCAAATCCAAATATTTCCATAATATATATTTATAACACTAAAGAAGGAACTCTAATTAAAGAGTTCTTTCCCAGTGTGAATATGCGAATGTTACATCAAAAGACTGTATCTCATCAGCAGTATCGTAACTTAATTCGATATTTGCTAAAGTTTGAGGGTACATATTATACAACTCATAAGTTGCAATAATACTGTCATCTCTATTTAACTGAGATATAGTTGCTCTAGAAACCAAATAGTCTAAATCAGTTGCACCAACTCCACTATCTAGTTCTTGTATGCTTTCCATCCATTGTTCTACTGCTGTTCGAGTAGAAAAGTTTACATCGTTGATTACTGTTATTGTCCAATCTTCGAAAGTCCTGTCACCTGCTACCTTTAATTTATGTCCTCTAAAAGGAACTTCAATTACTGGTAAGTTTGAGCCTGGTATCGCAGCTGTTTTACACATAAACTCGATATTTTGGCCCATTCTAGGAACATAGACTCTGAATCTATTAGAACGAACACCACCAGCGATTAACTGTGATTTAAATTCATCTATAGTTGCCATCTTTTACTCCTTAGTTACCATATTGGGTATTAGTTGCACCATACACTTCTTCGAATTCTACACCAGACCTAGCTGCAACAAAGTTTAGTGTGATGAAGTTGATACTTCTATTAGGTTTAACAAAAATGGAAGCTTGGAATTGATTTGCATCCACAATCGCTTGTGAGTTATTTGTGTCATCACAAACAACTTGGAAATCTACTATTCCTCGTCTTCCCTTAACTTGTCTTAAGAAAGGTTCAATCGTTGCTCTAAATTGAGCTCTTGTAAATGCATCGTTAAATTCGAATAATTGGAATTTAGCTGCAGTACTGATTGCTTTCTCCATAACAATAAATAATCTTCTAACATTGATTCTATCAAATGCACTTGCACTTGCAAGTAAAGTTTTGTCTCCAAACAATACAGTCCCTTGGCCAGGGAAAGTTACTATTGGATTAACCCTCTTCTTATATAGTGCATCTCTTTGAGCTTGATTTGGATTAAAAGACAACTTAGTAATTCCTAAGATTTGTCCTCTATTATAACCAGCTGGTGAGAACCATGCGTCTCTTTCTGAATCAGTTCTTGCCATGATTCCTGCTGTGTGTGAACATGCTGGTAAATAACAGAAGTTGTCTGTATATTTATCATACTGATAACACCATGCACTATCCATGACTGCATAAGAACTTGAAGATAATGTTTGTGCAAAAGCTATAATTGAAGCTGCTTCACTTCCACTGTTGTTTACACAATCAGCTTTACGAGGTGAAATGATTGCCATGCAATCTTTTCGTGCTTCACACAATGCAATTAAATTATTTGCTTGTGTTGTTGCTTCTGCAAGGGTGGATACGACTGACCCACCAGCATAACCATCTAGTGGCCCTGCTATTAAAAAGTCAACATCTTGAGTTTCAGCATCACCAAAGTATGTGGTGTTTGCTGAGTTTTTAGCCCCAGATGATAAAGGAAATCCATCCAGACCATAAGACAACGAACCACCTAAAGGTAGGTCGTGTTGGTCAAACGCTGCACCTGCAGCTGCAAATGTGTTTCCTGATTCTGTTAATGCTGAATTATCGTGGTTTGTCCAGAAAATGTAATTAGAGTTGTATCTTATTTTATCAACATAGTAGTTAGAATTACCTTCTGAATCTTTAGCATTAGATGCTTGTGAAAGCCCTTCAAATACTTCTAAGATTTCGCCAGGAATTCCTGTAATCTTACCATCTTCATCAATAACAATAACATGCAATTCATCTAAAGATGAACTGTTTGCAAGTGCATCTGGACTAGAGCCAGGAGCTTTAGTAAAGTTGCTTGCAAATTCCCATTCTCTAGAAATGTTTGCACCATTAGCTGGTACAACCTGTAGTCCTTGTGAACTATCAGTTTCTAAATGGAAAGTTATATCATTTGATGATATTGTTAATAGTTTATATCTAAATGTTGACCCTGCGAAGACAATAATATCTCCAACATGCAGTTTTGTAGCATCAGCTACAGTCAATCCTGTATGTCCTACAGCAATTGATGCATCACTTACAGTTGTTACATTAGATTGTGTAAATGCATTTGCACTTGCACACATAGATACTTTTAAACTATTACCGAGAGACCCAGCACATCTAGCTGCAAATAATCCAGCACTACCAGCTGCACTACCAGAATGGTAGTTTACTTCGTAGTAATGTGTAGAGTTTTTGATTAGTATACCAGCTGAACCAGTCGTTGCATTAAGCATTTGCCCAGTTTGACCTGCGGCTATACCATTAGATGCACGAACTATTTTTAAATTATTTCCATACTTTAAAAAGTTTGCAGCTGAATAAAAGTGTTCTTTCTTACCTAAAACAGTATTGTAACCATCGCTACCTGCTGTTACTGGTTCTCCAAACACTCCCACCAATTCCTTCTCGGATGTTATAGTTCTAACTTCATCAACTGGGCCCCAACTAAATTCCCCAGCGAATGCACCAATACTTGATGAAACGGCTGGAACTACATTTGTAACATCGATTTCTCTGACTTGAACGCCAGGTGATACTTGAAATGCCATTTTAGTTTTCTCCCATAAAAAGTTTATTTCTATTTTGACTGAACCACATTAATTGTTGTTCGTCCATAGTATTTAGTATTTCTTAAATTTAGAAAGTCCCATCTTTCTCATAAGACCATCTATCTCCACCTTCTACAAAGGATTCTTCTCCCTCGTAGGTTCTACCATCCATAATTCCTATTGGAACTATGTCATTTTCAATTTCTTTTTGCTTTTCTGCATATAACATAGACTTTAAGTCTGCATTAGACAAGTCTTTAAACAATGGTGTAGATACAAACCATGCAAATAATACACAATTCATAACCATATCATCATGACACCCACCATCTGCTTGGAAAGACTGTCCCTTTGATACAAAGGTTGCAAACTCTTGTATAGTATCTATGTCTCTAATATACAGTTTCTTTTCTTCCATTATCTCTTTTAAAGCTGCACATCCCTGTGCTTTGACCTTCTTGGTCATACGAACTCCTACTCCATCTGCTTTAACAGCACTCGTTAAAAACATATTTTCATATTCTAATTCGTAATATAATTC